TGGCCGTCGAATCGCTCACATGGCGGCTGCGGTGGGGGAGCTATTCGTGAGGGCCGGGAAGCTACGCCATCGCGTGATGATTCAATCGGCGGTGGAACTGCAATCCGCCAGCGGCGAGATTTCGGTTACTTGGGGTAACGTCCAAAAGTGGTGGGCCGAGATATCGCCAATGACGGCCCGCGAGTTTATCAGCGGCGAGCAACGAATCGCCGAAGTATCCCACAAAATCACCATTCGATATTGTAGTTTTCTCACTGTCCGGCATCGAATCGAATGGCAGGGCCGCGTGTTCGAGATCAGTGCAATTCTGAACACCGACGAACGCAATCGCGAACAGGTCATCATGTCAAACGAGTTGGTGTAATGATTGCCGGCAAGATGCAGTTATACGGGGCGACGGAACTTGAAGGGCTATTCAAGTCCCTGCCCGAGCGGATTCAAAAGCGGTTCATGAAAGCGGCATTGTTGCGCGGCGGCGAACTTCTGAAAGAGGCCATAAAAGCAAAATCGCCGGTACTTACCGGGGCGTTGCGGCAATCGATTGAATCGAAAGTTGGCAAGGGCGGAGTGTTGGTTGGCACAGAGGCCGGCGACTTCAGGGGCGACACATTTTACGCCGCGTTCCTTGAATACGGCTATATGAAGCAGGAGACGTATCGAACGCCGGACGGTAGTCTATTTTCCCGCAAGCGCGGCCAGGGGAAGGCGACTCCGATGCCTGCCCGCCCGTTTATGCGGCCCGCTTTCCAATCCGCAAAAGATGCGGTGCGGCGAGTGGTAGAGGATGAGATTAAACATCGTGTCGAAGGATACGCGATTGCGTTCGCGAGACGACAGGCCGGGATACTTGCCAGAGATACACGCAACAATTTATCCGCCGCAAAATCGCTTGCAAAACTTTCACCGTGAACGGACTCAAGGAATTTATATTCGACCGGCTTTCGCAGACGAGCGCGGGCAATCGCGTCTATCCGAACGTCACGCGATACGAAGGCCGTGAACGAGTGATTATCTATCAAGTCGTATCCGACGGTTCGATTCAATCGACGTTCGGCGGGTCTGGTGTGTTCCGGTCAATCGTTCAGGTCACTTGCTACGCCGATCGGTACGATTCCGCATTCGACCTTTCCGAAGAATGTCGAATTATTCTGGATGGTTTTGTCGGGGCGGCCGGCGGTACGACTGTCCAGCATTGCTTGATGGATCAAGGCAGTCGCCGCGACGTTCCTTCCCTTTCCGGTGATTCCGAATTGCAAACCCGCTTCGGCGTTCTGCTTGACTTCAAAATCATGTACACCGCTCCAGTTCCTAATCCTTAATTCACTTTGACCAGGAGATATCATGCCAGCATCAGCAGCGACTAGCGGCTTTGGGGTGACCCTCGGCTATGCCGACACCTCGGGCGGCTCTTATACTTCCATCGGCGAGATCATCAGCTTGTCCGGATGGGGGTGGAACGTCGATTCGATTGAGACGACGCACACCGGCTCGACGGGCGCTCACCGTGAAAAACTTCCCGGCCTCGGCAGTGGTTCCGATATCAGCGTTTCGCTGAACTATATCGAATCGGAAACCACGGGGCTTGAACTGTTGCGACAGGTCAAGAAGTTCTGGAAAATCACCGCGCCGGGTTCGTCAACCTTTATTTGCGAAGGCTTTATCAGCAGCTTTTCTGTGGCGTTCCCCATTGATGATCGGATGACAACCGAACTGACCATTACCCTCACCGGAGCGCCCGACTTCACGGCGGTTTAATATGGCGGTTCTATCTCGGTCTGAAATTCTTGGCGTGGTAACGCTGGAAACCGAAGCGGTTACGGTTCCCGAATGGGGCGGCGAAGTTCTTGTGCGGGCGCTCACGTTGGGGCAGCATCTTGCTTTGCAGGAGAAATCAACAGGCGACTACGCGCACGACGCCGCGTTGCTCCTCATTGCCAGCGTGGTTGACGGCGGCGGCAACCCCATACTAAATCCCGACGATGCCGACGCGCTCTGTAAGTCGCGGGCATCGGCGGCAAACACCGTCCTAGAAGTTGCTTTTCGTTTGAATCGGGCGACTAAGGACGACGCCGACGCACTAAAAAAAATCTGACGGCGAACCATTCGCGGCGGTTCGCGTTCCGGTTGGCGTTGCATCTTGGTCGCACTGTGAACGAGCTAGGCAATTCAATGTCGGCGGCAGAGTTTCGCGAATGGTTGGTGTATTACCTTATCGAGCCGTTCGGTGAGGATCGAGCCGACCTTCGCATGGGCATCATGGCGTGTGCGACTCTTTCGCCGCACGTTCGCAAGGGCGTGAAGCTCAGGCCCGCCGATTTCATACCCAAGTTTAACCGGGCCGATCCGCAGTCCGCGGAACACATCACAGATTCGCTACGCAAGTTGACGGCTATGCGAGGCGGTACAATCAATGGCAGTAATTGACTCACTCAAATTCCTAATCACCGGCGATTCTTCTCAGTTCATTTCGGAAACGAAGAGGGCGAATCGCGCGGCGAAAGAAACCAAAGGGGTGATTGCTGGCCTGAAGCAGGGGCTTGGCGGGCGATCAACGCTGAAGGATGTGTTTGAAATTGCCAAAGGCGGCGGCGCGATTGTCGGTGCGCGATTTGCACTCGGTGCGATTAATGACGCCGTTAGCGGACTGGCCGAACTCGACATCGCAATCCAGAAGAATAACGGGAACTGGAAGGACTGGGTGTCGGGGATCGGGCGGGGTATCCCGATAACCTCACAAGTCATGACGCTCATGGATACCCTTACCGGCCAAACGCGGGCGCTGGCCGACGCACAAAAGTATCTCAAGGAACAGGAAACTTTCCTCGGCAGTGCAAAAGAGTTTCTCGGCGAGGCCGACAACACCAGAAACTTTATGCGCGATTCGACCAAAGACTTGAATCGCGAAGAGGAAATGCGGGGGGCTTCGGAAACACGAAAGACATTTCTTACCGAGTTTTATGCCGAGACCGACCGAGCGGACGCAGCCAAGAAAAAAATTGAGTCGCTGGCAATGGCGGCTCAAAAGTTTCGCGACGCGGTATCCGGCCAGATGACCGCCGGGAGCGGGCTGGCAGAGTCGGCCATTGACATACAAATCCGCGCCTTGAGCCAAGATGCCGCCAAGCTCGATAAGGCACTTGCCAAGCGAAAAGAACAGATCATCAAAGACTTCATCGGGAAGTCGGCGGGGGAAAAACTTGCACCAGCTTTCAGCAATGTCGCGAAGTTTTTCACGGCATTTAAGGGCGGGCTGGAAAAAATCAAGCAGCTTGGCGAGCAGAGCGAACTTGATTCCAAGAGGGAAGGCTTGACGAGTCGATTGAAAGAGTTGGAGTCGTTTCGGCCCGAACCTATCGCGTTTTCTTCGTTAGACGACCCCGGCACGCTGGTACAAACCGCAGCGGCACAAACGGCACGGATGCAGTTCGGGCCGTCAGGCGAATCCGAACGGGAAAAAGAAATCATCCGCATCCGAACGATTCTCGAAAACCTCGACCGGAAAATCAGCGTCAACTAAATGCCAACTACAGTCACAAAACTACGCAATCGCGAGGGCGACGATTCGCCGTTTGGTGCGGAGGTCATTCGTCAATTCCAGGTCATCGGGCCTACCGATGAATACGCCGCACTATCGGCGATAGACAGCACGACCGGCCTTGCCGTTCCGCAGCGTTCGATATTCGGCGGCGACGTGCTGCCGGAAAATACATATCTTCGCGTGTTCACTCGCAATGTCGTGTGGGCGGATTATGCCGCTCAACTTGGCGACGTGTGGACGGTGCGGATCACTTACCGCGCCCCAACTTTCGATATTGTTGCGGAATCGGTGGAATGGCTGTGGGATCAGCAGGTTATTAACCGCGCCGTTTCTTCTGATTTAGATGGAAATCCATTCCTGAATACCGCTGGCGACCCGCTCATCGGAACGCACAACCGGGAGATTATGTCGCCGGTGTTGCGGTTTTTCTTCAACGGCACGTTTGATATCACCCTTGCTTATCAGATTGTTAGTCGAGTCAACTCCGATGACTTGACCTTATTCAGCGGCACGCCGGGCGCGAAAACTGTGCCGGCTGATTCGATGCGTTGCTTGTACTACAAACCGATGGGGCCGCAGCGTAGCACCGATCAGACCGTGCGAATGGAAGTCGCGTTTGATTTCATGGATGGTTACAAGCCGTGGCAGCTTCACGCATCGAACGCAGGATTCAACGGTTGGTATACCGAAGCTGCCGTGACAAAAAAGGGGCGATTCTATCACGGCATCAAAGGCCCGGACGCCGTCGAAGATGCGATATTGCTGGGCATAAGTGGGATTCCGCTAAATCCAACATCTTACTCAGTCGGTTCAACATTCAAGACACCTGTTGTTACACCTGCTAGCCAGCTACCAACTGGGCCAGCAGGTGAGCGGCCATCTTGGGCCGAAACGCGCGCGGTCACCGGGGGATTCGAGATGATTTTTAATGACCGCTTGAAATACGACTTTCGCGGCGTGCTTCCGCCGTATATTTAGGAGTAAAAATGGCAAACGAAATTCGAACGACGATTAGTCTTAGTGTTGCAAAGTCGAGCCTGTCCCTCAGCAAATCGCTGAGCAAGCAAATCACCATGACGGGCACGCACTATCACTCGACGACGCAGGACATCGCGACGGCGTATGAGATAATTGTCATCCCCGCCGAACTTGCGACGCTTGGTGTAGCCGTACTGGTCAACACGGATGCAACCAATTATGTCGAGATTGGCCGCGACGTGGCGGCTGCGTTCGTCCCCGTCATCAGACTCAAGGCCGGTGAGTCGGCAATCTTTCGATTCGCGCCCGGCTTTTCCTACTATGCCAAAGCAAACGCCGGCGCAGTCACACTTGAGTTGATGATTATCGAGGACTGATGGCGGTACTACTTTCCGACGAAACTTATCGCAAGTTCAAGTCTGCGGTTGACGCGGTTGCGCGCGCGTCGGGCGGCGGCATTTCGTTCTTGCCCGGTATCGGAATGTCGGTGTCTGGCAGAACGCCGCCGGTGCGAAGGCCCGCCGTTGTTGCCGCCGGCACGGATACCATCCTGAAAATCATCGGCAGCACCAGTCCGGTGACGCTTGGCAAACCCTACTATTGGGCGTTAATTCAGAAGCGAAAAACTACCGCGTGGACGCCGACGAGCAACAGCGTCACGAGTACGTTTTACGAGAACGTCGGAACGGACACCGATTATGTGATTTTTTACAACCTGCTTGATAAAACCGCGACTAGCCCCCGGCTGGCGGCTGATACATTTTTGTCGGCATTCCCAAGTGGCGACACGGCATCTGTGAACGGCACCAACTACGCCGTGTTTCGTTCGGAGTCGGTTGTCGGGCCACCGATTTTAGACCTTCGATACAACACCACAACATTTTGGATTCAGGCAACTAGCGCCCTCAACCCCATAGAAGCCGATTGGGTCAACAAGATTCAGGTATCGACCTGCCCCGCAGGCGCATCCGCAGCCGGTAGCCTGTCACTATTCGGCAGCGACGACTTTGGCAGATCATCAGGAGTGACGGAAATGAC